GTTGGCACAATGGGGGGGTGGCACGCTTTACTTTACTAGTGCTAGTGCTGCAATTTTTTTTCCTAGTGGCGGCATAAGTTACGGCACCGCTACAGGTGGAACGGGTTTTGTTGCTGGCCCAACTGGTTATATTTACACGTCGTTTTTAACAGACTCGAATCTTGTTGTCACAAAAAGCGGGCTATTTGATGTGCTTTTAATAGGTGGGGGCGGCGGGTCTTGGAATAACGGCGGCGGAAGCGGCCCAGGCGGAATAGTAAACGCAACTGTATATCTAGCGGCAGGAACTTACGCAGTCGATGTCGGTGCAGGCGGCGCAACTAATAAGCCTGGATTATCTAGCACCATTGGCGATATTACTTTAGGTTTACACGTAGCGCCCGACGCGGTTGGCGGCGGTATGGGGCCAAATAATTTAACTGGCGTTGGCGCGCAACCTACGGGCCCTGGTGCTGTTGGTTTAGTTCCACCGCAAAATCCTTATTCGAGTGGCGCGTCTAGTGCTAACGCTGGTGGTGGTGGTGCTGGTGGCGGTGGTGCTGGTGGTGCTTCGCCGTCTAGTAATGTCGGCGGCGCTGGCGGTTCGGGTTTTGATGTCAGTACTTTTATTGGTGGTAGCGCATTACTTAAGGCTGGTGGCGGCGGCGGTGGTGGTGCTACTACTGGCGGCGCGGCTGGTTCGGGCGGTGGCGGCGTTGGTGCTAGTGGTGCAGGCGCGGCAGGTTCGGGTACGGCTAACACGGGTGGCGGTGCTGGCGGCCCTTGGTTGGGCGCGCTAGGAACGGGCGGTAGCGGTATCGTTTACGTAAGGACAAAATCGTGATAGTTGCACAATATTTCGCACAAATAGACGACAACAACATAGTTACTAACGTCGCTGTAGTTACTCGATTATTTTTAGACGAAAACCCCGAACGTTACCCTGGTACCTGGGTAGAAACTTTTGTAGATGTACCTAACAAAACTTACGCGGGTATCGGTTTTACCTATGACCCTGCAACTAAAGATTTTATTGCCCCATATGTACCACCAAGACCGACAACAAATGAAACGCCTACTACTTAGTTTTATGCTTGCATTTATCCCGATATCTTGCACCCGCGAAAGAACTAACGCACCACAAAAAGTACGTAACAGCGTTTTAACACGTTGCGAAACTATGGCACAATGCGAACGGGTAACCAATGGATAAGCAACGCGCCGAAATAGAACACTTACACGCGCGTATGATTGTGTTCGTCGGCTGCACTATTGCCGTAACGTTCGCACTAACCGTTATAGGTTTTGTTTATGGCCTACTGTTCGTTACGCAGCCTTTAGAACAGTCACCAAACGACGCCCAATTTATCGACTTGCTATCTACCCTTACTGTGTTTATGACCGGCACACTAAGCGGCCTGGTAGCAGCTAACGGTTTAAAACGTAAACCTGCAGACCCAACAAATGGCACCCCAACCCCCTAAACCCGTAGTAGTACCCGCTGTAAAAAAACTGGTACTACCCGCAACCCTGGGGCACATAACCCCAGGCGAACTACCCGCCAATATGCTTATAGACATAAAGCCGTTCGGCAAACTACACCCGCGCGCCGCCAACGCATACAACGCAATACGAACCGCCGCGTTCGCTGCAGGCATAAAACAATTTAAACCAATATCTGCAGGCGATACCTACAGGTCAATAGCGCAACAAACCGCAGGATTTCAACAGCGCTACACCCTGCAACCTATCGAGGGCGCGTCTACCCGAACATGGCAAGGCCGCAAATATTACCTACGCCCAGGCAACGCCCCACTAGCTGCACCGGGTAGCAGCCGCCACAACTTAGGTTTAGCAGTTGATTACGCAAACATGGCAGGCGAAACTTGGGCGTTTATGTGCGAACACGGCCCCGCTTACGGCTGGTCATTAGAGGTCATGCCCGCCGAACCGTGGCATTGGTTTTACTACCCAGGCGACAAAATCCCCGAACCTGTAACCCTTTACCTACAAAGCCTGCAGCCAGTATCACCACCTAGCGCCTAAGCGTCTACTACGGTTTTAAGACCGACGAAAAAAGGGGTATTGCATGAACTTTATACTAGCCAAAATCTTTACGGCTGTAACTATAAGCATGGCGGGGTTAGCGTTCGCCTACGACGCTTACAACGCGCCTAGCGCCCTGCCTGTAACGCCCCCCGTTACGGTCAGTTTGGCGCCCGTACTTGACACAACGACTACAACCCAAGCACCGTTAACAGACTGCCAATATGCGTTACAACTAGCCCAGCAAGCGGGCTGGCCACTAACCGAAATGGGCACCGTAGCGCGCATTATTTACCGCGAAAGCGCGTGCGAACCGGAAGCGTACAACGCTAAAGACACCGCAGGCGGTAGTTATGGCCTGTATCAAATTAACGGTTTTTGGTGCCGACCTAACAAGTATTGGCCTATCGGTTGGCTACAGGCAAAAGGATTAGTAACAACTTGTACCGACCTATTCGACCCCGTGATAAACACAAACTCCGCACTAGCCATATGGCATAATTCAGGATACAGGCCTTGGGCGTTGCCTAACCCATGACCGAATACCCGATACCCGACCCAGGCCTAACAGAAAGCACCCGACATATGTACACCGAAAAGTATTCAGAAACCTTTAAAAATTTTGTAGACGAAGTATTTAGACCAAACTACGTACCCGCACCTAAGCCCGTTGACCACTCGATACTTTTAGACGAACTGGCAATACTTAAAGAAAAGTATTTAAACGGCACCCCAAGCGACGAACACAAATTCGCTGCAGCTGTAATTACCGCCGCCATGGCCGTAATTATTGGCATATGAAATGCCAACTATGTGGCCAAATACTTAAAGAAACACCGCACAAAACTAACCCAACAAAAAAGTTATATAGCCACAAAAATTTAAAAGCCTGCACCAAACGTAAACCATTGAAAGACCCGGCACCATGGCACAAATAGACGAACGAATAACAATTCGACTAACAGGGGCAGACTGTTTAGAACGTGACCGCCTACACCGTGAACGCGAACACCAAGTAAAGGCGCGTAATTCACGCGACACATTTACTAGCGCATACACCCCTAAAGCGGGCTACACCGGCATAACTGCAGAGTACGCGTTTGCTAAATGGTTTGGTATTGAATTAGTAAACAACTTGTACGACCCGTTCGCAGCCGACGTACTGGGCTACCAAATTAAAGCAACAGAACGTTACAACGGTTGCCTAATAAAACAACCCCACAACCCCGCAGGCCTGTACGTATTAGGCGTAGTTTTAAACGACTATACAGAAGTCAGTTTTAGAGGTTGGAAAGATAGCAGCGAGGTTCAGCGCGCTTGTTATTGGCGTGCCGATGTACCTAAACCTGGCTATTTTGTGCCACAAGCTGATTTATGGGCGTTATCAGATTTACCCGAAACCAACGAACTATTTACGCACCGCACTACAGGCGTGTGGTAACGTGACAACAAGTAAGTAAACCCGACAATAGAAAGAAGCCCGACATGGTAGAAAAAGTAGAAACACCCAACAGCAAACTACAAAAAGTTACGTTGCTAGTTCAAATGACAGAATTTGAACCCGACGAAGGCGACTTAGACGCTGGCGAATGGTTGCTAAATGTGTTAATGGCTTGCGCCAACGAACACAAACCGTATTCGCACTACGGCGCGCAAGCATATTTAAAAGCTGCACAAGTGTTAAGCGTACAAAATTGCGACGTGGTGGTATCCAATGGCCTTTAATCTAGACAACTACGTAGACGTACCTACTCGATTAGCGGAAGCGTTAAAGCGCTGGCCCGATTTACGCATACAAGAAACCGATAACCAAGTAATAACAATGCCCGACGGCAGCACGTTTATACGTTGCACCGTGACCGTGTGGCGCGACATAGCAGACCCACTACCAGTAGTAGCGTCGGCAGCCGAACCGTTCCCAGGCACAACTCCATACACAAAACGCAGCGAATACATGGTAGGTATGACGTCTGCACTTGGGCGCGCATTGGGCTATATGGGTTGCGGCGTTGCTAAATCTATTGCTAGCCGTAACGAAGTCGAAGCCCGGTTAGACGGCCACGAAGCCACCATAACGCCTATGCGTACACCTAAAGAGGGCGGAGTACACGCCAGTAGTAAACAGTTATACATGATAAAAGCGCTTGCTAAAGGCAGAGAACTAGACGACCTGGCAACACTTGAAGCCATACAACTGTTACTAGACGCCGACGACGTAATACTAGAAACCTTGACAATGGGTCAAGCGTCAAAAGTAATAGAGGCATGGAAACAATGAGTAGATACGACAGCAACTACGGAAGCCACGACCAACTACAAGACCTACGCAAACTCAACATGGGTTTACATCACGAACTAGACGCCATAAAGCGTTTACTAGATGAAACGACTAAAGAGCTGCACCAAGCGCAAGACGAACTAGTGCTAGCAATCGAGGCTTT